GACTTTCTGAACAATGAAGAAGTCGTTCAAGACAATCGTGAGTTTCTACCTTGGTGTTTGTTCTCACAACTAAAACCAGTTCTTGAAGAAAAGATTACTACAATCTATGCACAAGAATGTGGATTGTGGAGTGACAAGTATAAGGTTGCTGGTCGTGTAGACTGTATCGCAGAATGGGATGGAGTTCCTTCTATCATTGACTTCAAGACATCTCGTTCTTCTCGTAATGATGATTATAATCTAGATTATTATATTCAGGCATCTGCATATGCAGAAATGTTTGAAGAAAGAACTGGAACACCAATTGAACAGATTGTTATTCTCTGTGTAACAGAAGATGGTGAGGTGCAAGAGTTCGTTAAGAAGAAACACGAATATCTACCTCTACTCGTAGAGACTGTAGAACAGTTCGTCTCTGAATGGGAGCAAGAGAACGATGAACAAACTGGTGTTGTGCCTGAGCCTGCTGTTGCCAGTTAGTGCATATGCACAAGAAATTGTAGGAAACATTAGTGGAACCTTTCCATGTTTTGATTTCGAAGCACTAAGAAAAAGTCTCAGAACAGAACATGAAGAGATTCCATTTGTTTCTGCCGAAGGTAGAACTACTCTGTTGAATATGACAGAAGAGACATTCGAAATGGCAGAACATGATTTGTATCTATTTGCAAACCCAAAGACATACAGATATACTTTGGTGTTTAAAATGGATGCTGGTGAAAATGGAATTGGTTGTATTGTGTCTGGTGGTAATAATCTAGGCCCAGTGATACAAGACAAAGGAATATAAATATAGTATTCGTTGATACGAAACTAAAAGGTGTTTGGACGGCGGTGCGATTCCGCCCATCTCCACCATAAGCACACTGTTGAGGTAACATAGCAAAGCAGGTGTGAAATCAGTGTGTTTATGATGGGGATGAACAGGTTCGACAGGCATTAAGTAGGAATCGTGGAGAATCATCAGAGTAGATGTAAAAACTACTTAAAGTAAATGCAAACGATAGCAATTACGCATTAGCAGCCTGATGACTGCTTAGGGTTTCGGTAGGTTTCCTCGTAACAGAATAACCTACCACAGTTTTCGAAGGGTAGTGCCTCAATACACTCGTGTGAACCAATGGTTAGTTCACAACACAGACATAAACACACACAAGGAGAAAACTATGTCACAAGCAAAAAACCCATACCAAATCAGAACTGATGTTTTGGCAATGGCAAAAGAAATGTTAGACCGTCAATACGATACTAACATGTCACTCGCACATCAGGCAATGGACTTGTATAAAGACAATGCCGAACAAGCACTAGAGGCTTGGGAAAAATATGTTCCTAAAATGTATTCGCCAGAAGAGTTGAAGGAACAGGCTGAGAAACTTTATTCTTTCGTCTGCACTAAAGAAGTCAAAGAGTAAAGTTGGTTGCAACACTCGGTATATTTGAGTGCTCTGCTTTATAAACGGTGGGGGGATGAAAGTCCCCTCACTTTAAGAAAGGATAATAATGGATTTAGAAGAGTTTGATTTGATGACACCAAAAAAGTTTGCTATGATTATTGAGAAGAAGGTTGTCGGTGATAAAGGACAGACAACTTATATGGATGCAATTCTAGATTACTGTGAGAAGCATGAAATCGAACCAGACATGGTTGCTCCTTTGATTTCAAAACCACTTAAAGAGAAGATTGAAGCAGATGCAAGAGAATTGAATTTCTTGCCTAGAGTAGCAACACTACCAGTTTAGAGGTTTATATAATGGAGTCGTGGGAAGCATATCAAATGTATCTCGGACTGAAATTACATTTCAATTCAGATTATGATTATGTGAGATATGGTGGTAAAACATCTGCAACCAAATCCTCATTCCTCAAAAGAAAAGACAGAAACTTTTTTGCTCGTGTAGCAAGGAAGTATGGTGCGTCTACAAAAGATTACTTTATTAGTAATTTTGTGTGTAGTCCTAAAGGATGGTTAGGTGACTTCAACGAAGATAACTTCAACAAGTCTAAGAAGTATCGTCAATCATTAACTTACAATTTTATCTCAGAGATGGGATTTTTATTTTCACAAGTAGAGAATTTTAATTCAATTTTCTCTTGCCAAAAGGGTCAACATCCTGTATTATTAAGAAACTACCTCGCAAAGAGAATCAGCCTAGAGACTATGGTTATTCTGCAAGGATTAGTTGGGTATGTAAAGCAACTTGATAAGGAATTAAAAGATGATTTAGTGTGGCCTGATAACAGACGGTTAATCGTCAAATACGGTGCATTTCTCAACTATGATAAAGAGAAATGTAGGGTTCAACTTCTGAAACTCGTGAAGGAGTCATTCGATGGAGACGGTAGAGAATGATGTTGTTCGTGAACGAGATTTTTATCGTGCAAAGCTTGATGAAGCATATGCTCGTATCAAATCTCTAGAGTTCGATAACGCAGAGTTGGTTCGTAGAGACCAAGAACTCACAAAGCGTTGTTCGGAACTTTCGAACAAAGGTGCGAACCGCCCTCGTTTTAATAAACGACACTAAGGGTAATATCCTAAGCAAGATGTAAAACTGCTTATTGAATTACGATGAACAAACCAACAGATAAAGAGATACAAGAGTTTTTAGATTATTGGG